GCTTCGAAAAAGTTAATCCACACGTTATCCATGTAGATATTATTTCTTTGATAGTCCAACCGGGTAGTAATGACTGTTAGGTATGATACTTGATTATTCCACGTTTCAACACGCGAGGAAAAAGTATTTCCAATCAACCAATTTTTACCGGCATCTCTTTTAGAGTCTACCTGCTGAGTGTGAAAGTCGGTTCCTGAATTGTTCCAGAGGACATTTTTCCAGAACGTCACCGGCCCCGAAGCTTGGTCCAGGTAAAATCCTGCATTGACTCCTACCGTGAAGCCGGCCGTAGGCGTAAGGGCACCCCTACAGTCATAGATCCAGTTGTGATGAACGTTGCATCCTGTGATGTCGGTGTGCACCGATCCGTAGAACTGGCCACCGTCAGAGCTTAACATTAAATTATCATGGATGTCATTATAACTTATTTCCATGTTTAGGTGAGTCTGAGTGCCTAGCTCCCACTCGCTCTCTGCTTCGCTAAAATCTACCGCTGATCGCCCGCAAAATGCTATCTCGTTTCTGGTTATGAGCTGATTTCCTGTTCCTGGATTCCAAAAATTTACTCCTGCCCCGTAGTTCCCTTCGTAGTTAATGTAGGTTACCTTGTTGTTATTCATTATGCAACTTTGACCGAGCCACACACCCTGAGAAGCTGCGTAGATTATTTCTGAATTTTTAAGCGTGCTTCCAGGCCCAATAATCTGTAGTCCTGTTCTGCGTGCGTTAGTGTATAAGTCGCCACCGCCTGTTAAAAGGTAGGCGTGATTTGTATAACTGGCTCGGATGCCGTCGACCATCGTATTCGTAGAGTTCAAATCTGCCTGTATCGGATCACACCCGATAAAAGTAAGCCCCTTAATGATGACGTTTGCCTTCCCTCTGACGTCAAACCCCCAATTCCTAGCCTTATATTCTACTCCCGTTGGTGATCCACCCCCAGTTTGCCAGAAGTAAAGTATACCGCTCTCATAGTGCCATTCTTTAGCTACGTCCAGAGCTCCAATTTTACCTGTTAAGTAGTAATATTGTTGGAATTTTAAACTTTCGTTATCATTACCTGTACCGTTAGTGAACGTTATCGTGTTCCCAGAGTGTGCAGTGATGTTTCCAGTTCTTGCGATGTACCAACCTGTAATCCAAATCTTACCGCCTGTCCAATTACCTGTAGTTAGTGCCGATGTATGCCCAGGATCGTTTATTTGGCTTCCTGACCAGCTACCGCCAGCCGCCGTTACCTGATTTCTTTGCCTAAGTTTTGTACGGTCCAGTAGTTCCGGTACCGTTACAGCATTAGGATAACGTGCTAAATGCTGCATCACGCCATCTTTAAAGATCTGGATAGCATGCAGTGTGGTATTTGTATTGTTGTTATCTATAAATAGATTCCCTCCATTTATAGAGATAGTCTTTTTATAAATAGATCTTCCGTTAGTGAGGTCGTGTGAAGTCCAACCGCCGTCACCAGCCAGCTCAAGCCCTGAAATCGTCGCCGTTTCTCCTGGATAGTTTTGATAAATAACACCTGCTTTAGCTACTATTGTTTCCCTGTATGTTCCTGTCCTGAATAGAACGGTCTGCCCGGCTGTTGCTGCGTTACTCGCTGCCTGTCCTGTAGTATAGTCACATCCAGATGCACATACAGTTATACCGTTGACAGGCAGATCTTCGTCGCCTGTTTCAACTATTTGATTGCTTATTACTGCGATTTCATTTCCTGTCAGTGAAGTTGTTGCCCCTGTAGCTGGATCGTAACTTATTGTCATGTCCTCACCTGCGGTAATATTTCTGGAAAGATCCATTACTATCGTAGTTGTCCCACTTCCTGAAACTATACTTGAAGCAGTAACTGCCCCACCTGATGCGGTGAACGACCAACCAGCAGTAGTTATAGTGACCGGATTATTAAATGTTAAGGTGATGTCATCTGTACCACCTACAACTTCTGCTGTGGTTAACGCAGAAATTACGATAGGATCAGCGTTGAATATTTCAACATATACCTTATTACCGTCATAGTACAGTTCTATTCGTTGTGTTTGGGTTGGATCAAACACTTCATTGTCTTCTATTGACCAATCCGAAGGAAAAGTAACGACATTAGATCCGTTCGGTATAGTAGAGATATAAATATAACTATCTGCTGTCTGCGTTGATGCCGAAAGTGTTAAAGGAATGTCTTCGTTAACCGTTAAGCTGTATTTCTTTCTATACTCAGTGCCAAAAACTAGCTCATAGTCAGAAAGAACTCCGCTGTCAACAGGACGTAATGCGTCATCGGCTAATTTTGGTTGTGTTACAGCGCCATCTTTTAAACGATTGGTACCTATTTGTTGCGCGCTTGTTGAAAAGGAAATAGCGAGAAGAAAAATTAAGATATATTTCATGATGCTTTTATATAATCTACACGTAATGAATTGTCTGGTGGAATTACCATTGTTAACGTTGTTCCTGATACTGAATACCCGGAAGATGGATTTATTCTCAACCCGTCTGCATAAACCGCCACTCTGATAGGATCAGCATTTGCTATTGTAAATACTAAGTTTGATCCATTAATAGTTCCTGTTGGCAATTCACCCGTAACAATCCGACCTATAAAAGCTATTATCGCCGCCACTACGGCGCCATCAACGTAGGCCGTAGTTGACAATTTTGTTGAATTGTCAAAAGCGATTTGGGTTGGTGCTGCTGGATTGCCTGTAAAAGTAGGTGAAGCTAAGTTAGCTTTTAAATCAAGTGCCGTTTGTTGTGCTGTACTTACCGGCTTTCCGACGTCGGTGGTGTTGTCAACATTCGATAGCCCAACCTGAGCCTTCGTTACAGCGTGTGGATTAGTAGTATTACTTACGTGCGACGATAAAATTGATTCAGCGGTATCCAGGTCGCTGGCGTTAGTATTAACCGCGGTCTTAATCTGGTTCATATCCGCAGCGTTAACATTCTTCTGCGGATCTCCAGCATCTGAGCCATCAATTTTATTAAGCCACGTTATGAAAGCCATTAGTTAAGCATTATATCTTCAACATTGTCTACAGTCCACACAACCGGCTGTATAATAATTTCTCTTATCAACCCAACAAAAGGAGAATCCCATGTAGACGCCCCCGTTCTACGTTGTCCTATGTAAACAGGATTAGTATTGCTAAAGCTTGCCATTGTCACAGTAGACATATCACCAAGCGCAGCACCGTCTAAAGTCTGTAAAACACCATCAACATAAATTCGTATTAAGTCTCCACTTGTCAAAGTGCATGCTATATGTTTTGGAGAAACAGCACCGTTAGCAAAAACAGCGTTTAAAGTTGTACCGGTTACTAGCGTCCCACTCTCCGAGTATCTGCATAATATTTTCCCCGCCGTTGTAAGCACTATAGAAAAACCATCTGCTAATGTAGTTGTAGTGTTTGAATTGGCCCATACAATCTGCTGTGCTGCTGTTGGCTGTCCGTCAGCAGGATCTAACCAAAAAGCAATAGAGAAGGACGCATCAAACAAAAGATTCGGCAAATCCGTATTTGTAACGATACTACCGTTTATCAATTGTAACCATCCTATACCATCACCATCGGTTAAAAACTCGTTGGTAGAACTATCAACCCTTAGCAATAGCCAAACGTCTGAAGTTTCCAGTGTATTTATAATCCTTGACACTATAGCTATCCCTCCGTTAGATGGTGCAGTAGGACTCGCAATTATATTATCCCTATTACATTGAAACCTAATTCCAAGATTCGTAATTGTTTCAGGTAGAAAAAGATTATTAGCGTAACGTTCTACCGCCGGTACAGCAGTATTTCCTACCTCATACTTATAAATCGTTGCCGCTGCTGCAGTGCCGTAATACCCGAAAAATAAATAATTACCATTAGCTTTTATGAAAAGCCTTATATACCCAGAGTCTCCTTGATCTAAATTGACCTTAGAGGCTCCGGAATAAAAAGGATCTAAATAATAACGCTTAGTTTCTGTCAGGCTGAATAAATCTGTTAATGGCGTTGTCCAAAAAGTATTCCTATCATTCCATGACTGTAGAGGCTCGTAGAAATATCTCTTATTATCCCTCCCGGCAAAAACAAGTTTATCACCTGCGATAAAAGTACGAGGTTGACAAATTCCAGTATATCCGATTGCTTCTGTTATATCAGTAACAGTGCCCCAAGTTAGCCCCATATCTGGCGATTCGCGATATTCAGCAGTATTAAAATTAGTAGCATTTTGCGAGGCCAAAGCGCCTATTCTTGAATTTCCTAAGTAAACCAAAGACACCTCAGTCCAATCGTAAGGGCGTTCGTCATACTCGGTGATCTGTGAAATCTTTGTCCATGTAGCCGCATTATCACTCGACTTATAGCAACCTATCCGGTATTTTGGCCCGGTAGAATCAACTTCATTTAAGCACAAATAAATATCTGAACCGATAACAACATTTTCATAGTTGCCCATGATCTTGGATTTTTGCGCCGTAGTTGTTTGACCAATAGCCGCGCAAAAGTCAAATTCAAACGCCCATGTTTTACCGTCGTTAGTGCTTCTGAATTGACTTTGTGTTACGTTAGTATCGTTCCATGTGCCTGTAGCTACGCCTCGTTCCTGACCAATAATTACTAAATCATTATTCGGACATTTCATTAATTGAAAATCAGAAATAGCCGTCGCTGGAGACTGAACCGGACTTAATGGAAAACCAGTTACAGCACTTGTATCCAAGTACTCATTATTAGCTGACCACGTTGCACCCTCGTCATCAGAGAAAGCAATATTACACCGCCAATTACTTGAAACATCAGAATGATTTTCTCCTTCAGTCCAGATCATAACCCATTCCCCTAATGCATTAACAACAGGGTTGTTTCTTCCCTGCCAATCGTTGCCAACCCGTGTAAAAGGGAAAATACTTGTTGACCGTGATATAGTTAAATTCGGAACAAGTAGCGTATTGGCTACTCCGTGTGTAAATCCTAATATTCCTGATTGTGCTAGAAACATATTAAGCGTCTTTTGCTTGATCTATCGTTACCCTTAATGAAATACCTAATAATATTGCGTTAACCGCTAGCGTATCGCTCGCCGGATTTCTTGAAATCTGAATTGCAAGAAAGTCAGCGTCTGCAGGGGTGCCAGCTAAAGTTATTGCGCTTGTGGCGTCAGTTACGTGTAGATCGTCTGTAGCTATAAAGGTATCATCGACAGTTTGTGCTGTACCCAGGGCCACTGTTAAAGCATCGTCATTCGAATAAGCTCCCCCGGATATGCCCCATTGCACAGTTCCTGAACTGGATGATACAGGCCGCCAATAAACTACAGCCGTTATTGTGCTGTTATTGTATTTTCTAGGAAGGACTATTTGCATTTGGGCGAACTGTTGCGTGGTATCAGAAAACTCCAACCCTTGAACATTAAAAAGAGAAGTAGCTATTTCGTACTGAGTCAATACAGAACACCCAGAAGTTACGCGGGGCCACATCGCTGCAGCCGGTATGAATAGATCCTGAACTCCAATCACTTTAGCATGAAGACTCGCAGGAGAAACGAATCTTGTAGTGTCGCTTCCTGTTATTACCTCAGCGTCGGTAGCGCGTTCAGCAATACCTTTCGTAGTCTCGTCAGCATCAGGAACACTTGACCCAAATTGACCCCATACTATATTAGAAACTCCTAATGTTATTGAGTCTGTAGTTTGCAACCATGTAGTATTTGCGTTTGTAGTTCCTTCTAATACTGAAACCGCAGCGCCTTCAAGTTCTACGGCTGCGTCTGCGTCTGTTGACCTCGCTGGCGCGCCAGAAGCTGCTACTACACGAATACCGTTTTCTGTTTGGTCCGCTTGATTTTTAATTAATATCCGGTTCCCTGTTGCTAATACTACCCCGTCAACAGTATCGCCATTTTCAAAACTTGTCGCCAATGTTCCAGCTACCGTTGTGGCTACCCTTACCGGATCTTTCCACTTTAATCCAGCTAGTCCAGCAGCTATATCAGAATCCAGTTCAGCGATTGCGGCTTGCACGTTTGTAGATATTATGTTTCCTGTAGGAGTTACTCCAATATCTCCAGCGTCCAGAACTACTACTCCGGTTTGACTATTGACAGAGTCAACAGCACCACCTCCGCCTCCACCAAGATCAGCTATATCTTGTGTTGTAGTTTGAACATTTACACCACCCTGCACAGCCTCAACAAGCTCAACACCTGTAAGAGCCCCGGAGGCCGGTAATTCGGAAATCTTTTTTGATGCCATATTATTCTAATATTCTAAAGTCTTCATTTTCTAAAATTCTAGGTTCGCCATCCTCTAAAAGCCTGGCGTTATCAGGTATATTTTCTTCAGTCTCAGCATTGAGTGTGAAGTCTATAGGGCCATCATTAAGTTTAAATAAAACAGGCACGTCCATAACCAATAAGTATAGTGTAACCTCCTGATATTATATATTCGATCTCGTAATAGTAATTACCTCTCTCAATTGAGGTGTCACTAACTGGCGCATTCAATAAAATCTCATGACTGTGCGTAGCTGACAATGTTAAATTCGTTGGACTTGTCCAATCAATAACCTGATAACCACCTTCGCGTTCTTCCCAAATCTTAAAAGTATATCCTGTAGCTGCCGAAAAATTCCACTCATTCCCGTTAATGTCATAGAAGGCGTGTCTTTTATTAAGCACACTTTTCCCGCTATAAAAGAATAGCTCCTTTTCTTGCGCTATGAATTCATTATGAATGTCCATGTCCGCAACAGATGTCACATTGACATCCGTGTTTATGTTTTCCTACTGCCGTAATATGAAATCCTGTCCCGGTCTTACTTGTGCCTCCACAGTTCGCACAATTGTATAGTGGATACGTAGAACAATTAGCATCTAAGAAACTCACCATTTTGTCCTTCTTAGTTTGACACCACATCTTAGCGTCACGGATTAAGTTCGCCATCTCCGCGTCACTTGCCGCCCGTGAATTGTCTTCCTCATGAACCCTTAATCCTGAAGCATGCGTTTTAAAATTCGCCTTTGGTAACCAGAACTGATAGGCTTGCCACGCTAAGAAAGGTTTGACATAAGTCATCAGTGTGACGTTAGCCGTAGTTAAAGTAGTAGGGTTCTGACTTATCAACTCAGCTACCAAAGTCGATCCTATGACCATCTCTAACATTTCCTGACTACGTTTAATCGGATTGTCCAATTCAGTCTCAGGAACATTCTGCGAAATGTCCGTTTCTATTTTCACGTACTGGTAGTTTATGAGCTTCATCCTTTTAACTCTTTAGCCTTATCATTAGCCCAAAGCATCATTTCAGGTCCCCCCCATGCATAAAAAGCAACAGCTTCGCAGCTTTCTGCCCACGGTTTATCTGAATGAATAGCATTTTTACTCAAATATCTGCTTAACCTTCTAATTTGTGCCGGTCCTAACGGTATACCATTAATTATATCGTCTGAAAACTTCTTCCCCTCTCTTCCACCGCACTCTTTTTGCATTTTTTCCTGCCATTCGAGTGATCTTTTTACGTTCTCCTTCGCTTTTTCAGGATAACTATTGAAATGAAGATTTAAAATCTTATTTTCTGCCGGCGGAACTGGTTCTACCGGTGTTTCTGTAGCTGTTGTTACGTTTTCTTCAGCTAAATCTATTTCTGTATTGTCCCGAACCCATTTTCTTTTCTCTTCCTGACTTAAAACAGACCATGTTTGCGGATCAACCGTATTATCTTCTGGGTAAGGGTTGTAACTTACTATCGAAATCGGGTCAGTAATTGGATTGACCATATTCGAGAGAAGATCCTGATAGATTTTTATTAAAAGTGATTGAGGTCTAACAGCCCTTTGCTGCATGAGCTTCACAGCCGGCCGGATCTGTTCACCTGAAAAATTATTTGTATCCTGAATATTCGCCAGGACTCCAGGTACTTTCGTGGCGATGGTTATTTTCTTGATCGCGTGTTCGTCCTGAACTCTGAAAAGATCAGGATTCCCTGCTGTTGGAAACGGTTCTAAGCTTGGATGTTCGTCCTTGTTATCGCCCCACATCGCTAAAATCCTGTGTCTGTTCTTAGCCCCTGCGAAGTTGTTAGTCATCTCCTTGTCGAACAACTCACCCTTAGTGTATTCATCGGTATCGTTCTTCTTTACCCCACTGGCATCATTCGGATTGCCGATCATTTTCATGATTACATCCTGAAGGAACCCGTTTTCTAAGTTGTCATCGAAATAAATCGCCGCATTCTTTTCAACGTTCATCCAATGCTGCGCTGAGTAGTAGTCTGGTATAGGATAAAATGGATCTTTGTCATCCCGAATTCCGAACCAATAGATTTGCCCCTTCCACCTGGGGTCATTCGCCGCTTGAGTAGGTGCCTCATTTGGATTGTATACGTCATAGACTTTGTTGTCTTCGTGACGGTAAAACCCGGTTCCGAAGTATGGGTTATAAATGATTTTAGAAATTAGCCCGTTGTCATCAGGCTTCCCCAACCGACAGGAACCGAAAGGCAAATCGGTAAACTGAGTAATTTGCCCCACGCGGTTGTATTTTACAAGCGTAGCAACGCCCCAATGTTTAGCCATTGAAACAGACTGAACCGCGTGAAACTGAAAGAATGTTAATCCGGCTAGATTGACTTTTAGGTTTTCTAAGTCTTCACCCTCATTAAATCCCTCCCCTGCTATGAAGTCAGCCCATGTCGAAAGACATGAAGTTGCTGTCGGGGAGCCTTGAACTAGTTTAGTTAATCGGGTAGGGAAAGAGTCGTCAGCCCCGAAGGGTAGGTAATTACCGTGATCTACTTGTGAAGAATACGCGAACTCGCGCTGGACGAAGTTAGAAACGTAGTTATATACTTTG